TTCAAGAAGGTGTACTTCTGCCCGCTTCGCAATCGCCCGGTCTCTGAGACGATTGACGCCGACGATCTGATTGTGAATAGCTCAGCCACTGACCTGAAGAACGCCAAGCGCATCACACATCGTTCCATGCTGCGCCCGTCCACGGTGAAGCGGCTGCAGATACTGGGTGTGTATCGGGACATTGATCTGTCCACGCCCAGTATGCCCAGTCTTGACAGCTTGCAGCGGGAAGAGAAGTCGCAGCAGGGTATTCAGCCGGAGAGTATGAATCCCAATGATCGGGACCGGGAGATATACGAGGTCTACTGTGAGCTGGACATCAAGGGCTACGAACACAAGATGCGTGGCAAGGAGACCGGCCTAGAAATCCCGTACCGCGTGACGATTGACGTAAGCACCAAGAAAGTCCTGTCTGTTACCCGCAATTACGAGGAGGACGATCAAGAGCTTCCCGAAGCCAAGAGCAACTTCGTCAAGTACACCTACATCCCCGGTCTGGGGTTCTACGACATTGGCCTGCTGCACATATTGGGTAACACCACCAACGCCATCACGGCTGCTTGGCGCGAACTGCTGGACGCTGGCATGTACGCCAACTTCCCCGGCTTCTTGATGGCCGATACCGGTGCGCGGCAGAATACTAATATCTTCCGGGTTCCCCCCGGCGGCGGTGCTTTGGTCAAGACCGGCGGCATGCCGATCAGTCAGGCCATCATGCCCTTACCGTACAAGGGGCCGGATCAGGCCCTCATGGCGCTGGTGGAGAACATCAGCCAGACCGGCATGAGGATCGGCGGTACGTCTGAGCAGCCCGTGGCCGAGGGCCGATCAGATGCCCCGGTGGGGACCACGCTGGCTATGATCGAGCAGCAGCAGAAGATTCTGAACTCGGTCCACAAGCGTATGCACTCAGCGCAGGCTGAGGAGTTCCGGCTGCTGGTGCAGTGCTTCCGTGACCACCCGGACAGCTTCTGGCAGCGGAACAAGAAGCCCGCGATGCAGTGGGACGAGCAGACATTTCTTCAGGCCATTGAAAACTACCAGATCACCCCGCAGGCTGATCCCAATACGGCCTCGCATCTGCAACGCCTCATGAAGGTCATGGCCCTGAAGCAGCTTCAGGCAAGCAATCCGACCATGTACGATCCTGTTGCCATTGACACGGCGGCCTTGCAGGCAATTGGCTGGGGCAACCCGCAGCAGTTTCTTGCGCCGCCGCAGGCTAATGCCAGCCCGCCGCCTGAACTTCTCAAGATGCAGTCGGACACCCAGAACCAGACCAAGATCGCGGACGCTAGGGTTATGGAGGCCCAGACGCGGGCCAAGACTGCCGAAGCCAAGGCGCAGACCGACGCACAAAGATACCAGACACAGGCGGCTTATGATGGTGAGCGTCTGAAGCTGGACAACGCCAAGACGCAGGCTGGCATTCTAAAGGATCACGGCGATCTTCAGAGTCACGAGGAAGAGCGCAAGTTCCGCGAGCGTCTGGACCTGATTGATCTGGCTCAGAACCTTGCGGTTCACCCTTTGAGCGCACCTGTTGTTGCCCCGCTGATCAGGCCGGTGGCTGATGACTTGGGCATGACGGCCCCGCAGAGGGCTGGGCTTGTCCCGCCTAGGGGCCGCTAATGTCTAGGGATGTCCGTAAAGCTCTGATGATTGCCAAGGGGCCTGTATCCAGCGGGTATCTGCCTCCGGGCCATCCTGAGCGGGAGGCTAACCTTGCGCGGCATATGGAGGGGGTGCATCCAGAATTATTAAATAAAGATGGATCACCTAAGACTCTTTACCATGGGACTCCAACATACGGCTCCGAAGGGGCTGCGGACATTATTTCGTTCTCTGGGAATGGTCCCTTTTTTGTTTCTGAAAGTCCTGAGTTTGCGTCTAATGTGGCTGCTCTGTCAGGATACAGTCCAAATGGTGGGGCAGTTTACCCAGTTCATGTTTCCGCTAAGAAAGTGTTCGATCCGACAAAAAAGGGTGTGGTGTCTTCTTTAAAAAAAGAATGGTCTCCCGAAAAGTACGTTGCGGGGGATATTTACGGAGGCCACCGTGGCGAAGTTCCGCCAAACAAATTTTGGCAAGCGGTTAAAGAAGGTGATTGGCAAGCCATCGAAAATAGTGGTCTTTTAAATTACCTGAGAGACGAAGATTATGATGGTTTTGTAACATACGAGGGTGGCTCCAAAAATTATGGTATTTTCAACCCTCGGCAAATCAAATCCGCCACCGGCAACAACGGCCAGTACGACCCGAACGAGCCTGACATCACCAAGGCCGAAGGCGGCTACATCCACGACCCTGCCCGCCACATCCGCAAGGCTCTGATGATCGCTAAGGCTGATGGCGGGGATGTTGATGATGATCAGTCTCAAGATACATCGTCACCCGCTCCAGCTTATTATCAATCTACATTGTCACCCGCCCAAACTACGCCAAGTAGTATTTTGACTGGCGCTCTAACAAACGTATTTGGCGATGATCGTAACGCAGCTCGTTGGGCTGATAAAATTGATCAGTTAGTTGATGTGGCGCAGCCGCTTTACAATATCGGTCAAAATTTTGGGCAATCGGCAAAAAGTTTTCTATCCGGCCAATACGGACAAGGTGCCGCGCAAGCCGGGTCTGGATTGATGGGGGCGGCAATGATGGCCGCGCCTGTTCCGGCACCACTTAAAGAAGAAGGGGTATTGGCGGCAGAGGGGATTCTACCCAAAATAACCCCAGATTATTCTTCAGTATTAGCGGCGCGCCCAGAAGAACCTATAAATTTGTTTTCAACTGCTAGAGGTTCTACCTACGCGCATTATCCTGACGGATCTACTATTCGGGACAGGGCCTCTGGCGTTTCTTCACCAAACTCTGGATCGGCGGGTGGTTTGCAACCCAAATCCGCTAAAACCGTGTTTATGAACGAAAACGATGTAATGGATGTTGGCGGCCTGCATCAAAACCCTAGTTTCCCGGGACTTTTAGAGCCAGTTCCAGATCAGCCCGGGTATGTAGGTATTCGTATGAAAGAAGATTATGGTCCACGCAAAGCCGGAGAATTTGCACCCGGGACCATAAAACCATACAGCACAAAACCGGATGTAGGTGCAGTTCCTGTAGAGGTTTTTTCAAGTGGTCCTGAAGGTATTCATTTTGGAACGCCTATAACGCATGTACAAAATTACATTCCCGCCGAACCAGCTGTCGGCGGCTATAGCAACAATGAATTATTGCCACCAGAAGAAATTGCTAGACAAGCCGCTTCTGCCAAATTTATGGAGGGAAGCAACGCTCCTCCAGTTATGTATCATGGAACAAATGCGGCCAGAATGTCACATTTTACTGATTTTAACCAAAACGCAGTTTTAACTGATGAATTTGGCAATAAAACAATAAAACAATTTGCTGGAACGCGCGGCAATCCGGGTGCCAACGTAGTGGGATATGCGGCATTTGATCCAGATTTTGCAGCAAATTTTGCTGGAGCTAATAACCCAGAGGAATTGTCTACTTTAGAAAATAGACAAGTTAGTGTGTACCCTGTTAATGTCCGGGCAACTAATATTTTTGATATAGCCAATCCAGAACATCGCCAAATGGTTGGTATGGAAAAAGCTGACCAAAGTTTTTTGTCCAAAATTACGCCCAATTTTATGCATCCATGGAATTGGCGAGATTTAGAATACAATTCAAATAAAATAAAAAATGCCGGGTTTGATTCATATTATGATTACGAAAACGGAATAAATAAAAGCAAAACCGGAATAGGCGTATTTGATCCCCGGCAAATAAAATCAACATTTGCGCGACGGTTTGATCCAGAGCATCCAGACATTGGCGAGAAACGTGGCGGCTATATCACCAAGGCCGAAGGCGGCTACATCCACGACCCTGAGCGCAATATCCGTCATGCGCTTCTTCTTTCCCAAATGATGAAATCCGGCGCGACGCTGCCCGCAGCCGTAGACCTTGCAAGGCAGCTCAAACCGGGACGCCGGTAATCCCTATAGGAGAAACGTATAATGTCTGAGATGGCAAAAGAGGCCCGCGCTAAGATGCGGGAAAAAGCAAGGCGGATGACCGAAGCCGGTGATCCCAATATGAAGGTTGACGCATCAAGCTGGATGCCGACTGAGCAGTTGAACGCCAACGCCAAGACTGGCCTGCGGCCTGTGTCGCGCCGCCAGTTCCGCAAGGGCGGCAAGGTTCTGGGCAAGGAGTCCACCAAGCACGCCGGTAAGAAGCCGCGCGTGAAGATGACTGGCGATGACCCGATTACGGCCAACAGCTACCTGAACCGCAACGTGAAGGAAGCCAACGCCGAGTTGGGCAAGCCGCATGTTGGCGGGTTCAGGAAGGGTGGCGCGGTCAA